ATATAATTTTGCCCAAGGGACGGTTTCTCCCTCTGGTGCTGGTAGGAAACGAATAACTGCGTATCCATTTCCAGAAGCGTCAACCTCTGGTTTCCAGAATCGCTCATCAACATTCTTATTGCTGGATGATTTCTCTAATTCCTTCTGAAGGAAGTCAAAATTGGTCTGGGATTTACGCTTTAAATCTGCGAATGACATAGGATTTAATTGGATTTAATAGGATTTGGTTTGCTTGTTGCCCTATCACATGGACATTATAACAGACGAAGGGTCGGGCGTCAACCCTCTTTAGGAATTTCAGGAAAATTCGTATCGGGTGGACCTTCGCCGTTCTCATACCTTTGCTTAAGGTAAGTCACCTTTTCAATTAACTCATCAAACATATGTTCGATGGGTGTGTTGGGTGTAGCACCTAACATAACGACCCCTTGCTTCATAGTCTCTAGGACAGACTTCGCTTGGGGATCATCGCTAAGTTTGATGCGAGCATAAAAGATCTTCTGTTTTTCTATTAGTGTAGTGAGAGCATCAAAATATTCTAGTCTTCGCTCTTCATCTAGAAGAACAAAGTTCATGGCAGACCTGAAACAATACTGTTGCAGTTGAACCATCTCTTGAATGTCACCACGGACTAATTCGGACTGGAAGAAACTACTCATTACACTAACATTAATTTGGCACGACTTGTTTTTTTCATGAAGTTTAATTCTTGTGCTTCATGACGAAGTTTTTCTTTAAGAGGTTTGCTGATCAACTTGTTAACACTATCAAGTTCAATCTCATTGAGGTCACAGTAATGTATAACTGAATCAATGTAATTCATATCATGATTAGCATGATTAATCTTCTCCACCTCCTGCGAAAATCTCGCAGATGTCATAAATCTATCCTCTAGTAATTGTTTTTTCTCCATATTGTTCCTGGTATTCGTGGATGTAACTCATTAATTTAATAAAGTATTCTTTCTTAGGTGGAAGCACCTTAACTTGAGTTTCACCGTTCTCACAAGCAACAATAGTTACGAGTTGTTTAACTGACAACCCATATAGTTCTTGTAAACAGCAAGCATATGCTGTCTCCTGAACGAAGTAATCGTAAAGATAAGCCTCTCTCTTTGGTATCTCAGCAGTTTTAAAATCAATAATGGATAAGACTCCATCAAATTCTGCTATACAATCAACACGCCCCGCTACTTCAAGATGCTTAGAGTAGAGTGCTGCTTCCTGTAGATGTATATTATTTATACGGTCTAAATCAGGACGACTGTGCTGAAACATCAGTACAGGAAGGGGATGTGCCTTATACTTTTTCAAGTCTAAATCATTGTTGAGATAGTCTTCTACGATAGAATGATACTTAGTTCCTCTACCTGTAGCACGAGAAGTTTTAGCGTTTGCTGCTTTCTCTCCAACACGGGCTCGCCACTTAGCGATACCCGCTTTCTTCTTAGAGTTGTTACTAATCACTGTAGTAACTGATGGAAATTTACTTCCTTCAGGTGTAAGGTAAACACGTTTACCATTTACAGATTCAGCAACCATTTCAATAGGATCTAATCCTAAGTGCTTAAACAACTTCATAAACCTAAGTTTAGTTTACTAATGAGGTAAGACTTAACAAGACCAGACCTAACGATATCATCAATACCGAATTCAATTAAAGTAAACTCCTCCATCTGTTGTAAGATACGTTGGAAGTCTATGATGCCAGTACGTTCATTAGTCTTAATAAGATCTGTTTGAGCAGCATCACCACAGAAAATGATCTTGCTGTCCTGTCCAACACGAGTGATGATTGAATCAAGTTCGTGGAAGTTCAGGTTCTGTGCTTCATCAATGATAACAATAGCATTGTCTAATGTAGTACCACGTATGAAACTAGTAGACCAGAATGAAATAGTTTCCTGTGCCTTAAGATTATCATACAACATTTCATATGAATTGTCATCTGGCATCTCAAACATTGCTTGAACCATATTCTTATATGGTATCTGATAGAGAGAAGACTTATCTTCATGGTCACCAGGTAAGAAACCAATCTCCCTAGTTGCTACCAGTGATCGTACAATATAGATCTTTTCGTATGGGGTATCATCTCCCAAGACATCTTTAAGTGCCTTGTAGAGTGCGACAAAGGTCTTACCTGTACCTGCTACACCATAAGCATAGATCATCTTATCTGCATCCCATGCATCAAACATCACCTTCTGATTATCAGTCAGTGGTTCAATTGGAAGCATGTACTGTTCACTGATAGGTTTACGACGCTTGCGTTGCTTCGCAGTCATCCCCTGACCAGCGGATTTAGTTGTCTTCTTTCTAGGCATGTTAGTTGTACTTTTGTGAGATACTATTGTTGGTTGGTGCTTTAGGAACAACTTTGTTCTTTATAATGTCATGGAAACCAGGATGAGTTTTCCTCATCTTGTCTCTCCACTCACCAACTTCTCCAGATGAAGGACAAGTAGAAGGATCACTCCAATCTCTTTTCCAATCAGGATTATCATTAGACCATTGATTCCATTCGGTCATGGTCATGCGAACCTCTTTTTGTTCGCCAGTTACTTTATTAATTACTGGATACGTTGGCATTTTCTTTTTTATTAAAACCGAAAGGGGCAAGTTTATCCTCAACCTTTTGCTTAAGAGCAGCAGCAGCAAGTGCTTCCATTACTTTCAGCACTGCTTCAGGTCTAGGTGGTTCACCATACTTGGACTCCTCACTTAGATTTTGTGAGATGTACTCATACTTAGGCCAGAACTCTTCACCTGCTTTTTTATAATCATCTAATGTAAGTTTCTTCATTGCCAATCAAGTGCCTCCGCACAAATAGGGAACTGTTCAATGAAAACATCACGAACTGCATTAGCAATGTCCATGTGTTCTTTCTGTGTACCATTAGCAGATCGTAGATCAATGTAATGGATCCATGAACGGACTGATCCAGTCATGTATAGTCTGGTGGGTGTAGCAAGAGGTAGTACAAACCGAGCACACTCTTTAGCAACACCTGACTCCAACATACTTTGATATAACTTCATTGATGAATCAAATAATTTTTCCATTTCTAATTCATAATCTTGAACTAGAAATTCATCTAGATCATCAGTGGAGTTCTGTCTATTCTTTGTATCTTGTTTTCTGAGTTGAGGTAAAGGAATCTTGTCACCCAACAAACTACTGTCAGCATATCTTTGAGAGAACTCTTGATATGTAAATGATCTGTGTCTTAGTATCTGAGCAGCAAGACCTCTTGTAGTTGATATCTCCACAGTCATGTGTGCCTGTTCAAATACAGACCAGTGATTGTGTTTGATACAATACTTTAGAAGACCAGAGACCTTAGGATTGTCTTGATTGTTTGGGTTGCTGACTCTCGCCACGTAACCCATTGTCTTCTCCGCTTCTGGTGTCACTGACACTAGTTGCACTAGTGGACGTTGCTTCATTCTTAAATCCTTTGCTTTTCATTGCACGTTTACGTTTGAGACCTGCCTTTGCAGCACGAAGAGACATCTTCATGTAACGGATCTCTTCATCATTATACAGCATTGGGTTCTTCTTGGCAAGCTTTAATGCTTGTTTCGATAATTTAATTGTTTCTTTGAATCTCATTTATCCTTGTAATATGCTAGGTAATACTTGACAATACCAGATGCACTGACATTGCCTTTCGATACCCAGTCATCCACACACTCATAAATGCCACGGTTTGATTGTGTTTTACCACCAACCGCATTCATAAGAACTTTTAATGCATATGATCTGACATGCATATGCTCATCATCATACTGTTCAGTCTGGGTATCCATCGTCATCTCCATCTTTGTAATCGAATCCAAATGATTTGTCTGCGTCCTCTGGTATTTGATATGCAGAAGTGTCAGAGTAAACCTCACTCTCTAATACATTCACTAGAGACTTGAGATTCTTGACGACCAATTTTAATTTCTCTCTGTCCATATATTTATGGTAGGTTCAAACATCATAGCATAAAAAAAGAGGGTGTCAACCCCCTTCAAACTTCTCATGTATAAATTTCTTTTCTTTGTGAGAATATACCTCCACAATTATATACTTCTTTATCTCATCATAATCAAAAACATAGTGTAGAGATGATGTCACATTTGTTGAGTGCAACAACTTCATTAACCTATGCCTACCATCAATCATTCTATACTTACTATCATATGGATTGGGAGCATTCTCTAAAACAATTCCTGGATATGATGGATCAGCAGACTTATATTTTGTATGTTTTGCTTTTTTTATCTTGTAATCATAATCATCGGGGTTGCCCTTACAACAATAACAATGAGGTCCAGTATGATGAGGAAAGTAATGCTTTCCTTTCCAAGCAATGTCACAAAGATCTATCATTTTTAATCTAGAATCTGTTAGTAAGTGAAGGATATCTTCTATAAAAATTTTAGTAATAAAACCTAACTTACCATCAGACCTTGGGAACTCCCAATTACCTTCAACGTTATCACACTTTCCTATATGAGCATGACCTTTATACCATGGTCCTGAAGTTCTTTGGACTTGCGGCCTCACATTTCTCATGGACGTATAGAAATAAAACTTTGATTATATATTATACCATAAAAAAGAGGGGTTGTAACCCCTCTAAATTTATTTAAGAATTTGTTTGCATATTTTCTTACCCTCATGATTGTTCATTTGGGATGTTTCAATTAGACATTCATAATAATCGTTGAGTTTTTGATCTTGATGATGACGCCACTCATTCAAATGAGAGCGTGATAGAATGTTGTGCATTTAAAGTTTCCTCCTTAACAGTTACATGATAAGGCGGCGACAGGGATCATAGTGACCTCGTTAATTCTACCACTATTTACTATAGTAATATTGAAATGGAGTAAAATTGAAACGAATATTATTGCCTACGTATTTCTACCCATTAAAAAGCAGGGTTTCCCCTGCTTTTGGTTTAAGTAAGTGACTAAGCAGCAGTTAATTCCTTTTCAGACTTAACACCACGGTAGGTTAATGTAACCATCTGTGATTTTGCTTGCTTATTGTCGTTGGTGTCGTACTTAACACCACGATATGTGACTTGTGCCATCGGTTTTCTCCTGTAGGATGAGGTTGTTTAGACCGTTCCTTCGGGCGGCATTTGCGACCCGTAAGGGA